TCTTTAGGAGAATATCATGGCTCTTCCGAATGGCGCTGGTGGTTACCAGCTCGGCGACGGCAACCTCACTGAAGTCACGCTTGGCGTTCAGTCTACCCCCGTTGCAAAGACCGCTGCGGCTACGCTTACCGCTGCGGAACTTACTTCTGGCATCATCACCTACACGGGCGCTGCGGTTAATCTGACGCTCCCCACTGTGGCTCTTACCGAAGCTCTGGTTTCCAGCGCCAAGGATAACAGCAGTTTTGAAGTCGTGATCATCAACACGGGCGCCACTAATGCGGCGACCGTTGTGGTTGGCACTGGCTGGACCATCGTCGGCGCCGCCGCCGTGTCCGCCGCTACGTCCGCTCAGTTCCGCGCCCGCAAGGTTAGCGATCTGGCGTGGACCCTGTACCGCATCGCCTAATCAACCAACGCCCCGTCTACGGACGGGGCGTTTTCCACAGGTATTTTCATGATCTACATGCGCCACCCGGTTCACGGCACCAAAGTCGCCGTTATGGAAGCCGAAGCGATTTATGATGAAGAGAATGGCTGGAGCCGCTATACTCCCGGCGAAGCCCCGCTTTCTGACACGTCAGAGCCGGTAAATGAACTTGCACCCCGGCGACGCGGTCGCAGGCCGTTGAATGAGGGAATAGCCAGCTATGACGACAGCCGGGGAACAAATTAACGGAGCCCTTCGCCTTCTGGGTGTCTTGGCCGAAGGTGAAACGCCGTCTGCGGCTACATCGCAAGACGCGCTGTTTGCGCTCAATCAGATGATTGACTCGTGGGGCACGGAAAAGCTCTCGACGTTTACGACTCAAGAGCAAATCTTCAGTTGGCTACCTGGCTTTGCGAGCCGCTCTCTTGGCCCCTCCGGCGACTTTGTTGGCGACCGCCCCGTCCTCATGGACGACGCAACCTATTTTGTCGATACTTCAACCGGCATTTCCTACGGCATTAAGCTGATCAACCAGCAACAGTACGATGGCATCGCGGTCAAAAGCGTAACCAGTACTTTTCCACAGGTAATGTGGGTCCACACTAATTTTCCTAACGTTGATATGTACGTCTACCCGGTGCCCACCAAGGTGCTGGAATGGCATTTCATATCGGCGGCGCAATTGACCCAGCCCGCCACCATCGCGACGCCGTTGTACTTCCCGCCCGGCTATCTGCGGGCGTTCCGGTACAATCTGGCTTGCGAACTGGCCCCTGAGTTTGGTGTGGAGCCGTCGCCCACGGTTAGCCGAATTGCAATGTATTCCAAACGCAATCTCAAGCGCATCAACAACCCCGACGACATCATGTCGATCCCCTACGCCATCGTCAGCACTCGCCAGCGGTTTAACATCTTCGCCGGAAACTTCTGATGAAAACCCCTATCCTTGGCTCCGCGTATGTAGCCCGCAGCGTTAACGCTGCGGACAACCAGATGATCAACTTGTTTCCCGAGGTTGTGCCCGAAGGCGGCAAAGAAGCCGCGTTCCTTCAACGCGCGCCAGGGCTAAACTATCTGGCCTCGCTGGGCGCTGGCCCCGTGCGCGGGCTTTGGCAGTTTGGCAATTACGGTTACGCCGTGTCGGGCACTACGCTGTACAAGCTTGACAGCAGTTTCAACGCTGTCGCCAAGGGCACCGTCACGGGCACCGGCCAAGTGTCTATGGTGGACAACGGCACCCAGATGTTTATTGCGGCGGGCGCTACCGGTTACATCTACAACGCCGGTACGGACGTATTCGCGCAGATCACAGATGTTGACTTTGCGGGCGCGGTGACGGTCGGGTTCATCGACGGGTACTTCGTTTACAATCAGCCAAACAGCCAAAAGTTCTGGGTCACGTCGCTGTACGACGGCACGTCCGTCGATCCGCTTGATTTTGCCAGCGCCGAAGGCTCGCCTGACAATCTGGTGTCCCTGATCGTAAACCACCGCGAGGTCTGGCTGTTTGGGCAATCAACTGTTGAGGTCTGGTACAACGCGGGTTTGCCTGACTTCCCTCTTGCGCGCATCCAAGGCGCGTTTATCGAAATCGGTTGCGCTGCGCCGTTCTCCGTCGCCAAGCTCGACAACGGCGTGTTCTGGCTCAGTTCAGACGCTCGCGGTCGCGGTATGGTCTACCGTTCCAACGGCTACGCTGGTGTTCGTATCTCGACGCATTCCGTTGAATGGCAGATCCAGCAGTACGCCGACATCACGGACGCCGTGGCCTACACCTACCAGCAGGACGGCCATTCGTTTTACGTGCTAAACTTCCCTAGCGCCGACATCACTTGGGTTTACGATGTGGCTACCCAAGCGTGGCACCAACGCGCTGGCTGGCTAAACAACCAGTACACCCGACATCGCGGCAACTGCCAAATGGCGTTTAACGGCCAGATCGTCATTGGCGACTACCTGACCGGCGACATCTACTCTTATGATCTTAACGTCTACACCGAGGCAGGCGCGGTTCAGAAATGGCTGCGTTCGTGGCGGGCGCTGCCTACTGGAGCCAACAACCTGCGCCGCACGACGCAACACAACTTGCAACTTGATTGCGAGACGGGCGTAGGCCTGGACGGCGCGGAGCCTGCCACCACAACCTATCTCAGCAGCATTTCATCTGACGCCGCGTCCGCTGGCGCAATTAGCGGTGAAACGGAAGAGACCACACAAGGGATCATCGTGCAGGGGTCTGACCCGCAGGTCATGCTGCGCTGGTCCGACGATGGCGGGCATACGTGGTCCAACGAGCACTGGCGGTCCATGGGCAAGATAGGCCAAACCGGACGCCGCGTCTTGTGGCGCAGGCTTGGCATGACCCTGAAGCTTCGCGACCGCGTGTACGAGGTGTCGGGAACCGATCCGGTCAAGATTGCCATCATGGGCGCGGAATTGATTGCGAGCCCCACCAATGCTTGATAACATCACGCAGATACCGGCTCCCCGCGTCGCCATTTGGGACACGATGACAAACTACGTCACGCGGGGATGGTATCGGTACTTCTATAACCTCTATGCCATTCTTGGCAGCGGGTCGCTTCGCAGCGGGGCGTTCTACGATACTACCACGCAGAGCGCCGCCGCCATCAATACGGCTTACGCCATCACGTTCGATAACACCAGCTTGACTCAAGGCGTCAGCATTGGAACGCCAACATCACGGGTCTACGTAAACCGCACGGGCTCCTACAACATTCAATTCTCGTTGCACTTAGTCAGCACCAATGCCGCGTCGAAGTATGTGTACATTTGGGCGGACGTGAACGGAACGTCCGTGCCTGAAAGCGCCACCAGAATAACCATGGCTGGTGCTAGCGAATCCTACGTTGCGGCGTGGAACTTTGTTATCCGCATGAGCGCAGGTGACTATTTCCGGTTGATGTGGTCTACTTCCAACACAAACGTTCAGATAGCCGCTGTGGCGGCATCTGCACCTGTACCGGCCATCCCATCGGTTATCTTGACCGTAGCTTCGAATATAGGTGAATAATGGCTGTTCTTACTCCATCCCCCAAAACAGCTTTTGTTGACGCGGCTGGCGAACCGTTGGTCGGCGGGCAGTTGTACACGTACATCGCCGGTACGACTACGTTGCAGGCGACCTACACGGATTCGACCGCAACGACGGCTAACACCAATCCAATCATCTTGGATTCGCGCGGCGAGGCCGACGTTTGGTTGGGTGGCGCTATCTACAAGTTTGTGCTAAAGGATGCTGACGGCGCGCTGATTTGGACGGTGGACAATATCTCGGCCCCCACGGCGGCGGTGTCGCCTGTGCTGTCCGGCAACGTCACCATCGACTCCAACACGTCATCCCCGGCGCTTACGATCACTCAGACAGGCACCGGCCCCGTTCTTCGAGTGCAGGACTCCGCTGATCCTGACGCAACGCCGTTTATCGTTGACAATTCCGGCAACGTCGGCATCGGCACGGCTACGCCCGTGTCTGCGCTTGAGGTCGCAAGCCCTGGCGTGATTACCGGCGCGTGGGCGTACTTGCCCAGCGGCACGGCGATGATCTTCGTGCAAACGTCGGCCCCTACCGGTTGGACCAAGTCTACCACGCATGACAACAAGGCGCTGCGCGTGGTGTCTGGCGCTGCCAGCAGCGGCGGTACGACGGCGTTTACCAGCGTCTTCACTTCACGGACCATCAGCACCGCCAACATGCCAACGCACACGCACACCGCGACAGTTACGGACCCCGGCCATACCCACATATCATCCACCGGTACGTCTCTTTTTGCGTCTGGAGTGACCGCAGTGGCGGGCGGAAGCGGTTCTTTCGGCGTACAAAATGCAACGTTAACCACGTCTTCGACAGGTATCAGCGTCAGCAACGCTAACGCCGGTAGCGGCACGGCGATGGATTTCGCCGTCCAGTACGTTGATGTCATCATCGCGACCAAGGATTGACGATGCAGCTCAAGAACGGATCATTCTGCCCGCTGATCAAGAAGGAATGCGTCCAGCTCCAGTGCGCTTGGTTCACGCAGTTGCGTGGGACACATCCGCAGACCGGCGCGGAGATTGATGAGTGGATGTGCGCCATCTCGGCCATGCCCATGTTGCAGGTTGAGGTTGCCAAGGAGGCCCGGCAGGGCGCGGCGGCGACCGAGAGCTTCCGAAACGAGATGGTGCGGGCGCAGGCCGAAGTGCTGCCGTCGTTCGTCAAGCAACTGTCGTAGGGGGCGCGATGGCGACGCGATTGGTAGACGACCGGGAGCTGGCGCTGGAAGTAGGGTTCCGCGCTACGGACTGGTCTCGGCCAATCGCTTATGAAGACTACACGGACGTTTTGCAAACATGGGAAGTTAAGGCTATAGTCCGTAACGATACTTGTATTGGTGCGGCGTACTTCAGAGACGGCGAAGTTCATGTGTCGGTCCTGCCTGAATGGCGGCGGCGGTGGGCGACGCGAGGAGTACTGGCGGAATTGTTCGCGCATGAGAACGCCCACACGCGGATCATGCCGGGGCATGAGTATATGTATGGTATCTTCGACCGCCTTGGGTTTAAGGCCCGCGATGACGGCGCGCTGGTGAAAGGCAACTGATATGGGTATCGAAACTGCCATCATAGGATCTGCCGTACTCGGTGCGGGCGCGGGTCTGTATGGATCTAGCAAAGCCGCAAGCGCGCAAGAGGCTGCTGCCGAACGAAGCGCCGCCGCCCAACGCGAAGCCGCTGACAAGAGCATCGCCGCCCAGCGTGAGATGTTCGACATCGGTCGGGCGGACCTTGCGCCGTACCGTCAGGGCGGCACAACCGCCCAGAACCAACTTATGACGTTGCTAGGTATCGGCGGCGATACGACCGCGCAAGGTTACGGCAAGTACGCCCGCGACTTCGGCATGTCGGACTTCACAACAGACCCAGGCTATCAGTTTCGTCTTGAGCAGGGTATGCGGGCGCTGAACGCCAGCGCCGCCGCCAAGGGCATGGGCATGTCAGGCGCGAACATCAAGGGTGCTACCGAATACGGCCAGAACCTTGGGTCGCAAGAATATCAGAACGCCTTTAACCGCTACCAGACCAACCGCGCCGCCCAGCTCGATCCGCTGTTCAAGCTCTATGGCGGGGGGCAGGCGGCGGCTGCCGGGTCTGCGTCGCAGGCTGGCGCGCTGGGCCAGAACTTGGGCCAGACCTACACAGGTCTTGGTCAGGGGCTGGGGCAGGCTGCGGTCGCGAGCGGCAACGCGCAGGCGTCGGGGTACATCAACCAAGC